GTCTGGCATCCCGATGTCGTGTGGCCGATCACCTATTACCTGTTCGCCCATGGATCGCCGGACAGCGTCGAGGTTGTCATCCAGACGAGCCCCGGTGTTTTCCAGTGGCTGATGTTCGGCGCGCTGAACAAATTCGGGACGTGGACCGGCGGCGCTTATGTCAGCGCGTCGTGGTCTGCGGCAGCGATTACGGGAGCGGATACGGGCGGCCAATACCCTGGCAACGCGGCGGCCTTCGCCGGGCAGAACATCGATATCTCCTTGGAGAGCCAGCTGCGCCCACTGGCCCCGCTCTTCGGCCACACCGGCGGCAACTACTCGGGGACGTTGTACCAGCCAGCCTACGGCACCCACCTCCGCGCCGCCATCGATTCGCTCACATGGGCCAACGCCCGCAACTACAGCAGCGCAACGCCATCGGTGATCGCCGACGTGCATGTGTATCCGCTCGTCGGCCGCTCCGTCAGCCAGTTCAACGGGCTGACTACCTTGCAGCCGATCTGGCCCATGCTCCGCCGCCCGGACAACCACTGGAGCATCCTCGGCCGCGTCGAGCATGTGCGCTACGCCAACGTGATCAATCACCTGCCCGGCCAGGTGATCGACCTCGGCGCCGATCGCTGGATGCTGTTCCCGCAGATGCAAAAGGGCGGCATCACGGACCCCTCGCCGAGCGTGCTCCACGCCGGCTTCGCCATCCGGTACGACGGCCCGTGAGCGCGCTGGTCGGCCTGATCATGATGGGCGCCATCGTCGCATCTGCGCTGCACACCGCCGCGCAGCCGGACGATCCCCCTCCGCCCGTTGAGGCGCCCGCGCCGCCGCCGACATCCCATGCCGAGACAGGTGCCGCATGGCCACGCTGACGGGCTTTCTCGTCCCGCCGCCAGCAGGTCAAGAGGATCTTGACTGGCTCCAGGTCACGATCAGCTTTGACCGCTACGCCGATGACGTCTACCCGCTGCACGATCTCGACGGCAGCCTTGGCGCCGGCAGCGGATCGCTCACCGACGGCGCGCGCACGATGCCGGCCGCCCCGCATCCGGGATGGGCCGCCGGCAGCTTCGGGGATCTGGACTGGTACAACCGCATCCACGTCGTGCCCGGACGCATCGATCTCGGCAACATGATCGGCTCGCAGGTCCGCAGCGCCGAGGTGTTCAACGCCTACTTTTCCAGCAAGCTGCTGACCGCCATCGTGCCGACCGGCGCGGCCGGCATCGTGCTCACGCCGCCGGACCCGGCCCCGACGACCTATGGCGCGCTCGAATCGCGCATCCATTCGGTGCAGGTCTCGCTTTCCGGCCCAGCGACCATCGACGCGCTCTATACGTTTGCCTTTCCGGCCGAGAGCCCGAAGCTGCGCATCACCGGCCAGCGCGTGGTCGTCTTTGCCGTCTCCGGCCCCGACTGGTCGCAACCGCTCATCGAGCGCCTGATATGGCTCACCGACGTGATCGAGGCGCGCGACGGCACGGAGCAGCGCATTAGCCTGCGCAAGATCCCGCGCCGCGAAATCGAGTACCATGTCGTCGCATCCGGCCGCGAGGCACGCGCCACCGAAGCGCTGCTGTGGGGCTGGCAGGGCCGCATCTACGCGCTCCCCATGTGGCAGGACATCCAGCGTCTCACCGCCGCCGTGAATGTCGGCGCCACCTCCATCACCGTCTCCACCACCGACCGCGAGTATGCCGTCGGCTCGCTGGTGATCCTCATGGCAGCCGACGGCAGCAATGAGGTGATCGAGATCAGCGGGGTCTCCTCCGGTTCCCTGTCTCTGGCCACGCCGGCGCAGCAATCGTGGCCGGTCGGCACGCCGATCATGCCGGCCCGCCTCGCCCGCCTCGCCAGTGCCATCGACACCACGCGGCACAGCGCCGACGTACTCGAGGCCGACTTCAAGTGGCGCATCGAGCCGCTCGAGCCGGTGATGGGTACAGCCGCGGCTTCACCCACGCAATACCGATCCGGCGACACACTGCTGCAGCAACCCAACTGGGTCGGCGGCATCGATCAGCAGCTCACCCGGCAGCTGGACGAGATCGATGGCGACACCGGCCCGCGCGCGATCGTCGACCGGCCCGGGCGCCCCACGCAGACCCGCAACCACGCTTGGCTGCTCAAGTCCCGCGCCGAGATCCGCCAGCACAAAGACTGGCTCGCCCGCCGCAATGGCCGGCAGCGGCCCGTCTGGGTGCCGACCTGGACCACCGACGTGGTGCTGGCCGTGCAAGCGTCCGCCGCCGATACCACCCTGATCATCGAGGACGTCGGGTATCGGCTCTGGTACGCGTTGCAGGCAGGACGCCGCGATCTCGCCATCTGCCTGCCGGACGGCAGCCGTATCCTGCGCCGCATCACTGCCGCCGATCAGGTCGTGGCCGGCCAGGAACGCATCACCATCGACGCCGCCGCGGGCCAGATCCTGCCCGTCGGCACGCGCGCCAGCTACCTCGGCCTGCACCGCCTCGACGCCGATCAGATCGAGATCGCCTGGCACACCGCCGGCGTCGCCGTGTGTGCCGCAAACCTCCGCCTCATCGCCGACTGAGCGATTACCGCAGCAGAGCCGCGCCGCCAGCCGTAATCGACGCACCCGCCACCCTGATATCCCACAAACGCAAATCTCGCCAGCCGAAACGCACGAAACGCATAGCAAAATGCTTACAGCAGCGCCGAGCCGCCGCGCCGATACTGTAATCAAGGCGGACGGATTGGCCGGCCGCCAAAGTCGGGAGCAGAAGACATGAACAGCGAACAATTCCACGCCGGCGGCCACGCCGGACTTTCCCAGGGCGAGACGGTTGCGGTCCTGGCGCATGGGGCATCTGCCCGCGTTGCATCCGTCGGCGATGTCATCCGCGGCCAGCGCGATGATGATCTGGCCATGGCCCTTCGCGCCGCCTATTGGGCCGGCCGCGCATCGATGCGGGCCGAGATCACCGAGGATGTGCGGCACAAGCTGCGCGGCCTCCCCGTCTCGCGCTACCACCGATTCGCCGCCGCCGTCGCCAATTACGTCGCGGCCGTCCCCGGCATCAACCAGGGATACCTCCACGGGACTGGCGACTCTGGCCGCGCCGAGGCCGCCGAGATCATGGGCTGGACCTACCCGATCCTTGGGGGTGCGTCATGCGCGGAATGATCCTCATCACCGCCGCCCTGCGCGTCGCCGGCGTCGTGCTCATCATCATGATGGCCAGCCACCTGCAGCGCGGCCTGCAATCTACCGTCGATGCACGCATCCCACAAATCGAGGCGGCCATCGAGGCCGCCACGAACACAGGAGCCACGCCATGAGCACCATCAAGATCATCCGGCAGCACGACGCCGAGGAAATCCATCGCCTGCGCCAGCTCGCGCACGACTATCGGCGCCTCTCCAAGCGCAAGAGCGGCGCCATCAATTTCGCCGACTACCGTCGTGCGCGCCGCCTCGAAGCCCAGGCCATGCAGATCGAGCAGGAACTGCGCACCGAACTGGCGTGGCACAGAGATCACGCCGCCATCCCGCCGAGCGTCGGCGTGTGCCTGGCGGACCTGCGCGAGAGCGGCGCGGCGGGCGATCTTCGCGGCATCGTCGCCGCCCTGCGCGCTCTCTTCGGCGCCCTGATGCGGAGCGCGCGGTCATGAGTATCTCACTCCACGAAATCAACGCCGCCGAGCAGATCATCCACGCGCTCTGTGCCGGTGAGCGAGACCCGGAGCGCCGCCGCGACTTCGCCCGCGCGCTGCATCTGCTGGCCGTCCACCGATCCGCGCTGGCCGTCCAGCACCAGGATCTGATCGGCAAGCCTGCCTTGCGGCTCGTCACGCGCCAACACGGAGAGACCTGATATGATGCACAAGAGGTTTTGCCATGACCCAGCCGCCCCGTCCGAACTGCTCATCTATCGGCGCGTCACCGAAACACGGCTCCGGCTCGAGGCAGACGACGGGGCCACGCCATCGACATCGGCGGCCGCAGTATGCGCCCCTCACGGGCTGGCGGATTTTTGGGTCGCGTACGTCGCCGATCTTGCGATGGCCGCCCATGTCGGTTGCAAACGCTGGAGGCGCTCAAATGGCCGATGATGCAGACCGCGCAGGGCTCGACATGGAGATGCTGGAGGCCAGGCGGATCGCCGCCATCCGGCATCGAGCCGCCGCCATCGCGCCGGGCGTGCCCGGCGAGTGCGACCAATGCGGCGAAGACTCGCCGAGGCTCGTCGGCGGATGTTGCGCCCGATGCCGGGATCGACTCGATCGGCTCCACGCGAGGAATGGGGGCACGCCGTGACATTCGCCGCGGACGAAGCATCGGCCGCCAGCGGGCAGCCGGTCGAGCTGTACCTGTTCCAGGCCGGGGCAGACCGCTGGGCCTACACTAGCGGCGATGAGGCCAAGACCTATAACGGCCAGACCTACACGCCGGCGCCGATCCGTCGCTCCGCCATCAGCCTGCAGTCCGGATCAGCTCCGGCCGGCGCAACGCTCACCATCGAGGTGCCTGGGGATTTCGAAATCGCCCGGCAGTTCGTGGGCTTCGTCCCGGCGCGCCCATTGGGCCTCACGATCTACCGCTACCACCGGGGCAGCCCGTCGGACATCGTGCCGCCATGGTCCGGCCGGGTGCGCGGGTGCTCCTGGAGCGACGGCGGCGCCCGCGCCAGCCTGCAATGCGAGGGCATCGATGCCAGCCTCAAGCGCCAGGCACTGCGGCGCGGCGTCGGCCTCGGCTGCGAACACATGCTCTATGACACCGGCTGCAAGGTGTCCGCGCTCGCCTACCGCAAGGCCGGCACCGTCAGCGCCATCAGCGGCACCCAGATCACCGCCGGCGTGATCGGCTCTGAGCCTAACGGCTGGTGGGTCTCAGGCTACGCGCGCGTCGAACAGCGCGACTACCGCATGATCATCGCTCACAGCGGCAGCACCATCACCGTCCTCTCCCCGTTCGAAACTCTCGACGTCGGCGAGCAGATCGAAGTATTCGCCGGCTGCGCGCGTACCTGGGATGTCTGCGGTTCCAAGTTCGGCAACCGCGCCAACTATGGCGGGTTCCCCTTCTGGCCTCCGAAAAACCCATGGAAAGAGGGGCTTAAGTGATGCGTTGGGCACATGCGTGAGCTGGCACTTTTTGCAGGAGGAGGCGGCAGCATCTTGGCCGGGGCCATCCTTGGATGGCGCACCGTCTGCGCTGTCGAGCTTGATGCCGGCGCCCGCCGCATCCTGCTCGACAGGCAGCGGGACGGGAGCACGTCAAGGTATCCCATCTGGGACGATGTGCAGACGTTCGACGGATTCCCATGGCGCGGATCTGTCGACGTCATCACCGGTGGATTTCCTTGTCAGGACATCAGCCAATGCGGCAAGGGCGCAGGGATCAACGGCGCCCGCTCCGGACTCTGGCGCGAGATGGCCCGCATTATTGGCGAGGTACGCCCCCGACTCATCGTTGTTGAAAACAGCCCAATGCTCCTTACTCGAGGACTCGACAGAGTGCTCGCCGACCTTGCCGGATTGGGGATGGATGCGCGATGGGGATTGTTTCGAGCTTCGGCCATTGGAGCGGCGCATCATCGCTGCAGGATTTACATGGTTGCGTACCCCCACGGCCAACAGCTTCAAGGCATGGACTTTCCGCCGCCCAGACTCTCTGATTCGGCGGAATCACGCCGAGGGCAACTTGCAAGAGCAATTGATGCGGCGCTACCGGTGGATGACTACGCCGCGATGCCAAGAGATCCTCATGATGTGGCCAGAGGGATGGACGGACTCAAGGCCACTGGGAACGGATGGGTTCCGGCAATGGCTGCGCGAGCAATCCGCACTCTGCTCAGCCACCCCGACGCGCGAGGAGACCTGAAATGTGGCTGACGATCGGCCTGTGGATATTTGCCACCATCCTGGGCGAGGTGCTGCGCCCCAAGACCAAGCGCGCCGGCCTCGATGCCGGGCAGCTTGAGATCCCGGACAACCGACAGGACCGAAAGATCCCCGTCATTTTCGGCCTTGCCGAGATCCGCGGGCCGCTGCTCGGCACCTATGGGCTGATCAAGTCCGAGGCGATCACGCAGGAGGTCGAGACGTCGCCGTTTTCGAGCGAGTCGACGACGGTCGGCTATCGCTATTACGTGGGCATGCAGTTGATCTGCTGTCACGGCCAGGTCGATGAGTTCCTGGTCGTCAAATTCGGCCGCAAAACTGCGATCAGCGGCACGATCCAGGACGGGCAGGTGCTGATCGACAAGCCGACGCTGTTCGGCCCAGCGGATCAACAGGGCGGCATCAAGGGCAAGATGACCTTCCACTCCGGCGCCACGAACCAGGCGCCGGACGCCTTCATGCAGGCTTTGCTCGGCGAGGTCCCGGCCCATGGCGGGCTTGCTTATTGCGTCTGGAGCAACGAATACGGCGACGGCGGCGGCTACGTCGGCAACTCGCCGAACCCGCCGGAGGTGTGGATCACGTTGCGCCGGTACTCCAAGGCGCTCGGCTCCGGCAAGCACAACATCGGCGGCCACTGCAACCCCGCCGAAGTGCTCTACGAGCTGCACATCAATCGCAATTTCGGCGCCGGCCTGCCAGAGTCGCAGATCGACAAGCCCAGCTTCCTCGCCGCGGCCAACACGCTGCACAGCGAGGGCTTCGCCTACTCACGCATGTGGTCCGAGCCGACCGACGTCGAAGCAATGGTGCTCGACGTGCTCGAGCACATCGACGCGCTGATCTACACCGACATCGCCACGGGCAAGCGCACGCTCAAGCTGGCCCGCTCCGACTACGACGCCGGAAGCCTGCTCGAACTGGACGACAGCAATTGCACGATCGATAGCTTCGGCCGGGCCGCGTGGGACGACACCACCAACGAGGTCCACATCAACTACACTGACCAGATCACCGGCGAGGGCGCCACGGCCATCGCGCAGGACCTCGCCAATCAGGCCATCCAGGGCATGGCCGTGGCCACGACGATCAACTACCCCGGCATCCCGACGCTGGCGCAGGCGCAGAAGGTCGCCTGGCGCGATCTGCGCGCGCTGTCCTACCCGCAGGCACAGGCGCGGATCACCGCCAATCGCGAGGCGTGGACGCTTCGCCCCGGCGCGGTTTTCAAACTCACCAGCGCTGACCTCGGCTTTTCCGGCATGATCATGCGCGTGCAGAAGATCGGCTATGGCACGCTGGGCGATGGCCGCATCCAGATCGATGCGGTGCAAGACCTCGACGGATTCGGCGACACGATCTATGGCACGCCGGGCGCCAGCGGCTGGCTCGATCCGCTGCATGCGCCGGTCGCGGCGACGCTGCAGTTTCTGGCCGAAGCGCCCTATTTTTTGGCGCAGACCGGCGGCAAGATCCTGACGTGGGCCGCGGCGCCGGTATACGACGCCGCCGAGTATCAATCGCAGATCCTGCAATCCGGCGGCATCTACACGGCCAACAGCGTCGTCCCGTTCGGCGCCACCGGCCTGCTCGATGCCGGGATCTCCGAGACCGCCGCGACCATCACGCTCAACACCACGCAATCGATGAGCATGCTCGCCTCGGTCAGCGTGGCCGACCAGCGCGCCGGAAAGAATCTGGCGATCATCGACAACGAGTGGATCAGCTTCGGCGGCGTGGCGCAGCTCAGCGCGGGGATCTGGCAGCTTACCGGCGTCTGGCGCGGCGTGGTCGATACCGTCCCCGCCAAGCACAGCGCCGGCGCGCGCGTCTACTTCCTGACCGGCGCGGCCGGAACGAGCCCCGCGACCTATCCGGTTGGCCAGACGGTCACGGCCAAATATCTGCCGCGCACCGCGCTCGGCCAACTCGCGCTCGGATCCGCGACCGCGCTGAGCGTGACGATGGACAACCGCGCCGCGCGGCCCTATCCGCCCGCCAAGGTGCAGATCAACGGCACCGACTACCCGGCCGCCATCCTCGGCGGCTACACGATCAGCTGGCGGCATCGCGACCGGCTGGCCCAGGCCACGATCTATAACCAGGACGATCCATCGATCGGACCGGAGGCCGGCACCACCTACACCCTGCGCCTGTACGGCGAGGCGGGCACGCTGCTGCGCACCGAGACCGGGCTCACGGGCACCAGCTACACATGGTCGGACGAGGAGGCGGATAGCGGGCTGACGGTGCCGGGCGCCACGGGCAATGCCTACTCGACCGATATCCTGGCGCGGAGTCCGTCTGCGCTTTACATGATGGAGGAGACATCAGGGACGCAACTCACGGACGCGTCGAGCAATGCCAACCACGGCAGCTACGTAGGCGGTGTGCTGCCGACGAGCCCGGCGCTCATCACAGAAGGCACGCTATCTCTGATGGCCACCTCGTCACAGTACGCTACCGCACCGGGAGCCGTCGCCCCCAACCTGAGTGGATTCAGCATCGTGCTGTGGCTGCGATGGACTCACGCCGACAACCTGGTCATCTGTGAGCGCAACGCCAATAACGGGTATTCGATTCAGTCCGGGTCGGCGTCCGATTATGGGGCTGGCAAGATCGGCTGCACGTCATGGATTGGCGGGGCGGCACCGTACCTCGTCTCGTCCATCGCGATCAACGACGACCTCCCTCACTGCGTGATTTTCGTTTTCGGCGCGACGGCGGCGGCGTCCTACATCTTCATCGATGGGGTGGATCGGACAACGCGACCGAGGGGCAATGCGTCGCCGTCATACGGAGCTAGCACGGTGTGGCACATGGGCTCGCGTGCCGGGTCATACGGGTTCGACGGGCGCATGGATGGGGT